ACGTCGTCGGTATTCTCGACCCATAGATTAAGGGACTTAGTTAAGAAGTCCCGGAGATCGGACCCGCCCATATCGCGCGCCGTTTGCGCGTCTTGCTTGAGGACCTCGAAAAGCTCCTCGTTACCAGGAGCGCATATAAACGGATTAGCTTTGACCCAATTAGCCGGATCCCATATATCATCCTTAGGATCAAGACAATAAATATCTACAAAAAAATCCTCGGCGGTCGCTAAACCCTCGAGGATCTTAATAGCGTAGTCGTCCATTTCTTTACAAAATGAATTGAGCCGGTCGCCGCGCGTCGTAATCATGGAGACCAACGTCTCCGGGAGCGCTCGCGTACCGTTGTACAACGCTTTGTATATTTTATTGTCCTTATGTTGGTGGATCTCGTCGATCGAGCTGTAAATCGATCTGAATCCGTCGTCGAGGCCCGCTTCTTTACTGAGCGCCTCGATCGTGCAATACGTTTCTAAGCACTCAATCGTACTTTTGTAATCCTTGACCTTGAAATACTCGCCGAGATCGGGATCAATGGTAATGAATTTACTCATTTCCTCCCAGGCTAGACGAGCTTGTCGTTTTTTGGTCGCGACGGTAAAGAGCTTACCGTAAGAATAGCCTCCAAATCCGGCGATATATGTCCCCATAATGCCATTCTCGAACGTTTTACCGTTCTGTCTAGCCATTGACTTATATCGCCGTCTGAAACGCCGCTTATTATTCGAGCATTTATACCAACCGAACGTACAACCAATATCAAAAACTTGTTCGTCGATCAGTTTTACCGGCTTAGGAGCGTCGCCCTCGGCGATCGTGAGCGTCTCGGCGTAAGTTATGACCTCCTCGGCCTTTTCCGCGCTCCAATAGTACGGGAACGCATCCGTTTTTTGCCGCTTTAGGTCCTCCAAATGCCTTTTACACGCTAACTTATGGAGCCGTCCGGACTTGATCCGGCCGCTTACGACGCCGCTCGCGTGACGCGTGACCCGGTCCCACGCCGGAGCGTATCCGTTAGCCATTCTCAGCCGCCGGACGCTTTACGAATTTCGTAAATTTATTAACCTTTTCCTCCGTTTTGTCGGCCGCCGGGACGACCAATTTACAACGCGAGGAGATCGTTAATCCGAGATCCGTCGCACTGGAACGCGCCTGTTTAAAAAATTTCTCCTGAATCTTTAACCAGGACTCGAAAAGCTCCGGATCATCCCGGACCTCTTTCGACCTCAACTTTTTAACCGCGTTTACATAAAACGTGTTCGCGACGACGTACCTCGCGAGCGCGTCGACGTCCGTCTCGCCCATAATCTTAAGCTCTGAGAGCTGACCGGCGATACGAGTAAACTCGACTTTTTGCTTTTTAGTCAGAAAAGCCGGAGGAGTAAGATCTCCGTCGAGCGGTCCTATCTCACTAGCGCGGCGCGCCTCGATCTCGGCTTTTGTTAAATGCTTTTTACCGTTTGCGAGTACGAGCTCGATCGGCTGACGTTGTCCGGACATTGATCCTCCTCTTTTCGACAAGTTAAATTACAAATTGGCAAGCAAGGCGTCGGTATATACCGTCGCAATTTTGGCCCCTAAATTGGCGTTTAGTTTACTCAAGCCGGGACATAGTCATCCATATCATCCGTGAATATAGTTGACAGGGTATCGACTCCAAGCCACTGTTTTACTTCTTCGTCCGTCCATCTGCGGCTGTAAATCATCATTTAATGCGTCAAGTGCTTCTGATTACGTTGTTCCATTCAAACATTTCCGTGTTTTTAATCCATGTGGGATTATCGTCCATATAGCTCTGATTTTCAACAACATGCTGAATTGCTGATCCAAGAGAATTACCGTGAATGAGGAATGTTGTAATATCTTGGCTTGCACCAAACCAACTTCCACGGAACGTGCCGGTTCCTTTGAAGTATGAACCTTTAACTTCGACAACGCTTTTACCGTCTCCACCGGCGTACCATGTATTGTGGTAGCTTACTATTGAGCTTCCCATGGCGTTAGGGTTTTCGAATATGCATCCATCAATAATAATATGTCCATCATATCCCAGACCACCACCTATAACTTGCCTAAAACCGCCGTTTGTGTTGTCGTGTTTCATGATACAGTTAATGTAAACGTTGTCGTAATGGTCGGTACTTGTATCACGTTCATCATGGATCGTGTAACGGCAGTTGCTTGATTCTATGTGCGCGTTTTCAAGAGTAAAACCGTGAGGGCCAGCATTGAACGCAGATAACCACGTAATAGTATCTGCCCTGTCGCCTGTATAATGGCAAGTAATGAGCGCATCTGATGAGCATATTACATGCACACGGTTCTTTAAATACAATCCGCGATTGGCCGACCCGATTGTGTTAAGATAATCGGCCCCAAGTTCAGAAATCAAATCCCATTCTCCCGGGCCAACATACAGAGTCGCATCCATTTCCTCGCAAACAGTACGAATTGCGGTAGCAAGAGAATCAAAATCTCCTGATCCATCCTTCATGCAAGTATATCTGTGCGGAACCACAAGAGAATTAACTTTGTCGGTAAGGCTGTTAATCGATGTTTCAGCATCAAAGATTTTACTCTTAACATACTCTTTTCCGTATATGACGTTTACCGTTGCTGTTGCGGCAGTTATGGTGTCTGTGGAGTTTAGATAGATATTTAATCCATAAACATCTTCGGGAGCAGTAAAAAGATATGTTTCTGCTGAATTGTAGAAAACCTTTACTGTCCCTGTTGTGCCATCGGCTTTATAGTACGTAACTTGAACACTCTTTGCACCACTGCCGGTGGTTTCTAACGTTTCGGTGAAAAGTGCCTGTTCCCCCTTTTTAAGGAAAATCAGCGGGTGTACTGCGGCATTTGTTCCCTTAATTAACGTGAAGGTTTCTTCTCCGCCGTTTGCGGTTTCCAAATCTATAATATTGGAAAAAAGTCCGGTTTCCGATGTAGATTTCCAATCAATTATGGCATCTACATCCCATTCGGATTCGCTTCTTTTAAATTGGATTAGTATCTCGTCATATTCTTTTCGTGTTACTGCGAATAACTCACTGCCAACTTGCCTATGAACCATAAGATTTTCATATGTCGTTGTACCTTTTATGCGCAATTTAATTACACAGTCGTTGAGCTTATCGCCGGTGTAAGACAATAATTTGGAATAGCATAGCGTACCAGCAGGTATCTCTTTTGGTATATAAGTATTCCAATATTCACGAATCCCTGTCATATAAGACGGTAGATTTAATGCGTATCTATGGCAATCACCTATTGAACTTCTCAGGTTTTTGATGGCTGACGCCATCTCATTCATCGTAGTTACCTGAAGCGCCTTATTAACACTCCATTCGCCGTTTACATAATTCGTCAGTTTGCAAATATTTCCATCAGGGGAAAGCACATAATCCCCATATTCATATGAATCAGACGATGAGAACGCGTCAACGATCTGACTAGCTGAAACTTTCTCTTTCATTCCCGTAATAACTTTGGAGAAAAGAGATGTGTTTTTCATTACTAAAACAGTATCGTTTTTCGCTATGTTGGCAGGAAACCAAACCCTAAATATTGGAGCGTCCACATTTGCAGTAACCATCACAACTGAGTTCATAGATATACTGCCAAAATTCTGCACAACGGTGCCAGGTTTTCCGGTATTAAGACTGCACTGTATATACCCGGTGCTACTATTATTAGCAATAACAAGTACATCACCGGTGGTTACAGCAAAATCCAAAAAACCAGTTGTAAATGGACCGAGCGCTTTTAATTCTGAACCATCGTTTAACTGCGCTAAACGGCCATTTACATCATCTAAATCAGCCTTTAGTTGACTGATTTCGTCCCCGGTTTTCTTAGAGTCGGCGGCTTTTCCCGTTACCGAGAGAGTCGTATCGATCTCCGGGATCGTATAAGTATTTCCGAGCCCTGGAAATGTGATCGATTTTAAAGGTATATTACTCATTATCATTTACCTCCTCGCTAGGCGTAATGACGATCTCACCGTCGCCGGTATCCGTAAAGATATAATCGGATCCGTTGAGCGTTACGTTTTTCTCGCCCGCCTTTTTTCCTATTACGTAAGATATAGTCTCGATCATGTCCAGGGCCTCCAAATCTCGTTTGCAAGGTCAAAAACATAGAGCGTCGAGGTATCGATCTCTAAAAGTTTGGACCCGTTATCGACGTCGAGCGGTTTAGTGTCGCCGGAGAGACACGTCCCCTCGACGTAAAATCGAGCCGTCTTGTCCTCGTTCCGACGTTTGCCTATCCATTTCTTTTCATTAAATGTAATCATTTGATTTGATCCTCCTCGGTTATGATCCCATGCTAATAACGATATTACCGTCTAAATTATCATCGGTGTAAGTGACCCCGCCGCTCTCGATCTGATCCTCGAGCGCCTCGATCTGAGCCCGGACCGCGGCCCCGGCCGTCTGATATACGACTCCGTCCGCTCCGGTTCTTAAATCGACGATCTCAGTATCAGATACATGTTTTCGACCTACGATCTTATAAAACGGATATCCGATCCCGGCTGTACCCAAATAGAACGCGTTACTCGTCGATTTTCCGTCCCATGCCCACGTAGGATCATACTTTAATCCGAAATGTATACCGTCCGGCTCGCCGTTACCATGAGGACCGAAAAGCCGTTTACGTATTGTTATACTATTATCTTGAGGTGATCTATTACCGTCAAACCCCGGGAGATAGTACACTGTTTGATTATATGCGAAATTTTCGCCGGTCATTGTTTTTATGTGATCGTTATAATAGTAAACGTCGACAAAATCGTAAGTACTGCAATCCTCGGACAAGGTAACGAGGGTAACGTCGCCGTCGGTCTCACTTGTGGCCGTGTCCGCGTCCCATAAGACCGTTTCGCCGTATATCCCGGCATGATCCGCAACGAACGCGTCCATACGGGCCGAGAGTACGTCGATCGACTCCTCGACGTCCGATTGATAGGAGTTTACTGATAGTTGGATCTGTCCGGCGAGCGCGAGCATTTGCGCGTATATATCGGGAGTCGGCGTAACTGACTCCGATCCTACCGTATAAAGGCCCTTAACGATCCTATAACTGAGGAGCTCGGACGTGTACACCGTATCTCCGTTTGTACCGGCCACCCCGAAATAGATCCGGCCGTCGTCGTTCGTTACTTCCCACGGGATCACCGCGGCGCCCTCGCTATCTATGACCGCCTGGTATATCGTCGCCGGATCGGCCTCATGATAAAAAAGAGCGACCTTGCCGTATTCGCTCCACGAGGTATCAAAATCAAAAAGGACCCGGTCCTCGTTTACGCCCTGGGACGCGATCGTCGGCGCGTTTATAATCTGTAAAGTTTGCTCGTCGACAATAACGCGTATATCGCTCATCTTCTAACCTCCTTCAATACAAAAAACCGGCTCGCGCCGGTCATTTTTTAATCGTTCGAATATTCGCATATTTTAAACTGTTGTCAAAATATTTTTTGGTAGGGATTTTTTGCTACACAAGCCTCCCCCCGTACCGTTGTCCCCCGACAAGTCCGTAGAATTTCGACCACCCCTACCCTTTTTAACGCGTTTTACGCCCTTTTAAGGCGTTTTTAACGTTATAACGTAAAAATACTCGTATAATATATATACTAGTCTGTTTGAGCGTTTTGAAGCGTCTCGCGGGCTGTTGAGCGTTGTTTACGTCGTTTAAATCGTTTATGTTTAATATCATGGCAATCATGACATAGCGACTGTAAGTTATCCCACTCATACCGACGGGCCCAACCCTCCGGCGTTTGTATCGGGACGATATGATCGACCTCAGTCGCCCATTGTCCACACTTTGCACATTTATATTTGTCTGCCTGTATCCGGGCCGCCGCTAGTCTCCTCCATGTACCCCCGTTATAAAAGGCCCCGTACTTAGGATCCCGCCCCTTGTTATACTTCCTATTGCTTTCCTTACGTGACCGCCCTAACCTCTCGGCCCTTGCCGCCTCCACGATCGGAGCGCATGTATCACAATACGCGCGGCCGTATGGGATCAACGCGCCGCATTTATTACAAGTCTTGAGTAACATAGATCTCTACCGGCACAAACGAAAAGAGATCCGGATTAACTCGGATCTCTTTCCGTCTGCACATATGAATATGAAAGGAGGTAAACAATGAAAACTCTATTTACATTTTTATCCGTTACCATATTATATCGGGACCCCTGTATAAGTCAGCGACAATATTATGTCAACCAAATGACATTATAACGACAATAGCGCGCCCATAGCTGTTTTATAGTATCGCTGTACCTGTCTCTCAGAATACCCGACGATCTCGGCGATCTCGTCAAAATTATAACAATCGACCAGGAACAACTCTATAACCTCCACACATTTAGGATCTATATCGAGCTCGTCTATCTCCTCGAGTATCTCGGTCCGATATCTCCGTCCCTTTTCAGATAATCTTTCAATCCGCGCCTCGAGATCGGTCTTGTCCGCAATAAGATCTGGGAGCGTGACCGGATCGCCGCCGCGCGGCATACCGGAGACTCCCGGAGACTTGAGCGTATAGATCCGTTGAGTCAATACCTCGAGTTTTCTAGTGAGCCGCTTAATCAATTCGTTATTGCGTCTCACCCGTTTTAATTCACGTTTGCGTCGGTCCGTCTGGACCGTTAAATCATTCATAAGCAATACCCCGGAGTTCAAACATAACAGAATAACAAAAACTTTAGCAACTCTTATATACTTTTATTTTCTATAACATTTCTTATATATTTATATATATTATTATATATTCTAATAAATATTAATAATAATTATGTTATTATGTTATATAAGGTCTAAATGTAAACTATACTTTACACGATTAACGTTTTTTCGATACTCAATAACGTTTTATCCATAACAGAATCGAAAATGATTTTGTTATGTTTTTGTTATGTTAGTCGAGTTTTTGTTATGCTGTAAAAACTACCACAAAAAGCCGTTTTGTTATGATACCTGTTTCTGTTATGTTTTTGTTATAGTTTTTGTTATCGAAAAAACGTTAATCATTATCGATAAATCGTTATTCGTTCGGACGCTTATACTTCTTTTATACATATAAATCTAGGAGTACCGTCCTCGACGGGCTCGTTCCATTTAGAGACCGGCCGCGCCCAAATCCTCCCGCCGCTTGTAACCGGGACCTCGGTATAAAGGACGAGCTCCTCCTCGGTCTCGGTGTGAATCGCCACCCCGATAACAAGATACATATGTCCTTTAAAATGGAGATATATCCCAGGAGCGACCGACGGATTTTTACAATCGATCATTTTCTCCAGTCCTCCAAATTTTTCAAAAAGTTCATTTGCTCCCAATCGTCGAGCGGCTCGTCCTCGTCGTCCAGGTCTAACGCTTCACCGAGTAAAGCCGTTAGTATTAAAAAAATAATCGCAATGCCAAATCCAACAACATATTCGATCATATACTCACCCCCGTTACGAGCTCGTCGTTATAATGCTTACTCTTTTCCATTTTATGCGGGATATGACCCGTCGACCGGATAAAGTTCAGACACGCGATATAATATTTACATTCATTACAAACCTCCGACTCGCGGGAGTTGCAATAATCAATTAGCTCACGTTTTGTTATTTCGAACATCTTTAGCCGCCCTCCTCGCTTTATAATACTCGTTCATGATATTGAGGCCCTCGACGTGATCGATCGGGATCTCTTTCGAAAACTGAGGCCGTCCGCAATTTCGGCACTCCCGCCGCCGGACGACGATCCCGTTAACATATCGTGTATCAACGACCGTAAGACTCCGGCCGCATTTCGAGCATATTTTCAACTTATTCATTTGTCGCCCTCCGGGAAATATTTCTCTCGGAGCTCTTGAGCGTAACGCCTAGCCTCCTCGGTCTTTCCCGCTTTGATAAGGCTATTAAGCTCCGGATCAGAAACGATGACCGTATACTCGGCTCCACATTTCGGACAAATAAAATATTTGTGTACGCCCTGGGCCGCATGATCGAGGACCCGGCTCTTTACCTTAATGTCTCCGACTGAGAAACGTTTTCCGCATTTATCACACTTACATATAGCCTGTAACATTGGACCCTCCTAATAATTTTTCGACCGTATGGTCGAACGTATCCGGCGGGAGCGTGAGACCGTCGAGAGCTATCAGATCGGCGCCGCACTCTTGCGCGTATTTGCTCCGGAGCTCGTTAAGACTTTTATCTTTACTTTGCTCGATCGTATACGTAAACGGGAGCGTTGTTGTCCCGTACTTAGAGTTAACGAGCCAACGCTCTTGATAGAGCGGGAGCTTACCGCGGATAATTTCAACGTATCTTTCCGGAGCCGCATACGGATCCGGCTCAATTACGTGTTCGTTTTTAAATTTATCAAAATAGATTTTCTCGATCATTTCCTCGCCTCCCGATACTCCCAAAAGCCGCCGTTTCGGTCTCTCAGATAATTCCAAATGTTACGGAGTTTCTCGAGGAACGACTCCGTCGGTTTTAAATAAATCTCTTTCGGAGGGACATAGACCGCGTAATTGACAGGGATCGGCTCGAGCTCGAGACTAACATCGTAAACAGGTCCGTTATATCTTTCGACCGGCGAGATCGGCGACGATATCCCCGGAGATACGATATCTCTCGAGAGCGTGAGTTTATAATTTTCTCCGTCGACAATATCCGGGAGAGCGCTCTCGAATACTTCGATTGTTTTGTGCTGTAACCGCGATTTGATATAATTCTCGTCGGCGTCATTAGGAAGTCGAAACATTGAACAATATTTCATGATTTTTACCTCTTAATCAATCTTAACTATAAAGTATCTTTTACCGTCGGACTTTTGTCTCGGCCGGTCCTCGAAATCAAACTTGTAAATAATTTCTCGGTTAAACGTCTTTTTCCCCGTAACGTTCGCGGCCTTTATGCCGCTCGTCTTGCACCAGTCCGAAAAATCAG